CTCATCTAGAGCATTTGGTTTTTCTTGTTTACAACATTCCCCCGATTTTACTTTTTCTTTTGAGTGTGTATCACACTCTTCTTTTTTCTTCACTCTTCTCTCCCCCAGTTGTCGTACAGACTCTTTATATGATAGTTCTAGTAAGCGATTTTCCTGTTGCCAGTACTCATCAAAAGTCACTTTTTCTTAAATAGTTTAGCCGCTTGACCTGCGCCCTTGATTCCGAATGACGCTGAAATTGCTATATATAAAAGATGCTGATAGTACGTCGGCAATTCTTGCAAAGCAATAAAGCCAGTTCTAACGAACTCTTGACATCCAGGAATAAAGACTAAAACTGCGGGGGCCAATAGGACGACAAGACTTACCTCATCCTTCCACGACCCTTGCATTTGATCTACAGCCGATGCTTCCCAAGATACTTTGCCTGCTATTTGTTGTTCTTTTAATGCTGTAACAGCTTTGATCTCGGTTAGTTTTGCTTCGGCTTTAGCCTTCTTAGTATCAACTACACCTTTAATCATATCACCGGCTACGCCGATTAATGGTTTGATTAAAAACTGTAACATTTGAATAATACTCCCAGTATAACTATATTAAAAGCAAGTTGTAAATACCATTTATAACCAGCTATTCTGATTTGTCTTGCAACGCTCTCAATGATGTTTCGGGACATTAGTTAAAAATTATTGCTAAAACAATTATCGCAACAACTGCCACTGCAAATATTTTTTTCTTTGCAGATAAGTTAGTCCATTTATTTTTTATAAGTTCGATCATGGCGACCTCCTATTTATTTTTTTGAATACTACTACTTTTTTGTTAATTTTTCTAGTTTATTTTTTATTATATCATTTCTATATATTTTATAGCATAATCATGATCATAACCCATTGATAATAAGTTATCATACATCGCTCGTTGTGCTGAGGTAAGTCCCGCTAGGGTAAGTCCCACTGTGTCAGTTGCTACATAAGGGTCTAGTTGTTTTGTAGGAGCACCCATTGTTCCAGCAAAAGTTGCAGCCACTTCTGCTAAATCAGAACCTGGAGTATATAAACTTCTGTCTATACCACTATAGTCAGTTGAATAAGTACCATCTGGGTTAAAGCTTACAACATTTCCAAGAATATTTTGTTGTGCTGTTTCTCTTTCTTCGTCAGTCATGTCTTCGTAACCAATTAAGTTTTGAGCAGAAGCTAGTCCTTCTAAGGTTGAATATTCTGGACCAAAAAATCTAGTTGTGTTTATTGTTCCGTCTGGATTCATTGTGAAGTTTGTGTTTATACCTTTAGCAAGCATTTGAAGCCCTGCAGGAATAGGACTCATACTAGCCCCTTTTCCAAGAAGGTTAACTACGTTACCCAAGTTTAAATTACTTTTAAAAGTGTCATATGCTTGACCCAAGTTAAAGTTACCAAAATTAAAATTCCTTAAAGCGTTGGTTATGCCTTGTCCTATTCCGATGTTTGTTGTTGGTGCTTGTGTAACTGGTCTGGAAGCAGTTAACGCCTCAGGGAAATTGCCGTAAGTACCGGTGGGTTTATCAGGTAAAGCCTTTATCTGATCCATAAGAGTTAAGGCTGGAGTCATTTGTAATCTAGATCTTAATTGAGGATCTCTATCATCAGTTCCTGGAGCACCTAGACCAGAGGTATCACTACCCATTCCATGTTTTCCACCACCACCATAATCAGGCATTGTTAATTAACTTCCTTAATCGTTGCTTGCATATTCTTTATACCATCTTTTGCAAGTGATATGCTAGCTCTCATTTTAGCGTGTTCATCATCTTGCTCAAGTTTATCTTCAAACTGTTGTTGTCCTTGAATAATCTTTAAAGAATCTCTTTCGCCTTTTTGTTCACCCTCTTCACGTTTTCTTTCCTCTTCTTTGGCTTTTAATTGTACTTCATCATTCTTTAATCTCAATAATGGGTCATTATCAATCTGATTTAACACTTTTTTCTCTTCTTCAAGGTATTCAGCCATAGTTTCAGACACTAATTGTGATTTTCTAGCCTCAATAGCCTCTGTTGTCTTCTTAATCTCTTGTTGCATTTGCTGCATTTCCGGACTTTGTTGCATTTGTTGCATCATTTGTGGATTTCCTTGCATTTGTTGCGCCGCTTGCTGCACTTGTTGTGTCATTTGCTGTATTTTCATAATTTCTTCCTTAAATTCTAACTGAACTTGCTCTTGAGCCATCAAAGCGATGTGTTCAAGTATGTTTTTTTGCAATGATGCAAGAATTTGAGGGTTTGTTCGAGCCATCATCGTACCCATAAAGCTTAAATGTGCATCCATATGAGCTTGGTGATCTTGTCCTGGAAATGCTTTAAATGTTTCACCACTTAATGCTTGTAAATTTTCCATTGCAGGGTCCATTGGTTGTGGCTGTTGTGGTTTTTTTAATAATAGGTCAATATCTTTAATACCTAACGCTTCATACATATCACGATAAGCTTGATACATATTATGCATCTTAGGATTAGACATTGCCATTTGTAATTGTGTTTGTGCAATACTAATTCTTTGCGTTTGTGAAAATATATTTGGATCTGCGATTGGAATAATGTCAATACGTTGATCAAAGTCACTTGCAAAAATTTGTCTTTGTCCACCTACAACATCGTATGGATATTCTTTTGGTAAGTACATTGCAAAGTTATTTGCAATTAACATAAACTCACATTTTAAACTTTGATATAATCTTTTGTGAATTGCTGACATAACCCGCGAGCCACGTTCAAGCAAAGCAACTGTCGTGCCTACTGCTGCACTTTGATTACCATCGCCCACTTGCATATCAGCGATGCTCGCGAATCGCTGGCCCGCTTGAACCACAACACCCATTAATTGTAATAGTGTTTGGTCTGGTCCTTTAAACGGTAATGGCATAAATGCATCTCTAAGATTTCCACCAGGAGCATCAACGTCTCTGAACTCACCCGGCTGCAACGGTTGAGCTTCATCACGAACTTTGATACCTCTTTGTTTGAATCCGGACGGGAGATTAGCTAACGTACCCGCGTCAAGTAATTGTCTTAATGCGGCTGTGGCAGTTCTTGATAAACCACCGATCATATGAATAAGCCCGAATCCGTAGAAGCCTAGTCCTGGTAAAAATTTAAAGTGTACAAAATAATCTTTGCGTGCTCTTGTTGGATCTTGTGCATCAAAGTTTCTTCGAATAGATAAAACAGTTCCTGAGTCTTCATCAACTGTTACAATGTATGGAAGTTTAAGTCCTGTTGCTTCACCTTCTTGATTTACATCTTGGAAACCAATTAAGTCTAATTCACAATGACATTCTAGTAATGTAACTACTTCGTCTTTTGCTCCTGAACTCACTCCTGAAATACGGTCTTTCTTATCTATTAGATCTGTAGAAGAAGGATCCTTTGGAGTTAAATCCACATCACTATAAAAACCACTTAATTGATATTTTAATAATTCGTTTCCTGACATACGAATACTATGTGTAATTGATTCTGCGTCTTCTAATGATGTAGCTGTATAAGGTACAACTAAATCTTCTGCTGGAATAAATTTAGAAACACAACGTTGCATAATAGAATCATAATAAACTTTTTTAAATGTAGAACCTGCTAGTGGTAAGTTAAATAACATTTGATCAAACTCTGGCTCGTACTCTTTCATCTTTACCATTAATGAATAGTTCATAAATTCTTTAACGCGGTCCGCCTGATCTTCTTTTGTTACATCGACCTTGCCTATTATTTGTGTGCGTACTGGACCGCTTGCTGGTAGTAATTCTTTATAGGCTAGTGATTGAAATTGTGTGACTGCTTCTGCAAGTACAGGATGTGTCGCGCCACTTGCGCCTTGGAACGGGTCTGATCTGTTTTCATATTTAAAACCTAAAAGGTCTAGACCTTTGGTGTAAGCATCTTCCCAGTCTTGTCTGGCTGATTTGTTATCTTCATAGTTTTCTACAACCATAGAACCTATTTCAGCAAGTTCTGAATCCTCTAAAAGGTCAGCTAAGTTTTCGTCGTGAGTTTGTGAGCCAACACCTGCAAGAGCTCCTGGATCAAAATCTACTTCTACTCCACCATCTTCAGTTGGATTAATTTCAACTGGTTGTTGGTCTTGTTGCGCCATTTGGTCTTGTCGTGCCATCTGGTCTTGTTGATTTGGAATATTTACTTTTGTTCTAATCTTTTCAGGTAAATCAAGTTTATTATTATTTTCTATAGTCATTATACTGCCCTTTGTCTAAATAATGTTCCCATGCCACTTGACATCGGTCCTTTTTTTGGTGGTACTAAACCACCCATATTAAATCCTATGTCTGATGTTTTTGTGCTCTTAATAAATTCTTTTACAGCATCTTCTGTACTTTCCTTACTACCCCTCGTTGCAAATTGTATAATATTTGTAATGTCTCCTCTTAAATCATTTATGTCACCTATATTCTCTACATCATCCAATTCACCTTTAAAAAATTCTCCTGCTTCAAATTGCGAAGGTTCTGTTACTTGTTTACCATTTTGCATTAATACTTGTTTTTCCGGATTATATGAAAAGCTAACTTCTTGTCCTTCACTACCTCTACCTACAACTGTAATTGATCCATCGTTTGCATTTTCATACATTCTTAAATCATCTATACCATTATACGCTGAAGCATCTAATTGATACACACTTTCTATAGAACCTTTTCCAGGTTGAGCATTCTTTATTTTTGTACCATTCTTATAGATTTTATCTACAAGAAGCGGGAACCAACTTGGCATTCCTGGCGCAGCTATTTCTGATGCCGCTTTTGATGCTAAAATACCTGTTTTTACACCTGTTGTTAAACTTTTGCCACCAGTCAATAATGCTGCAAGTCCTCCAATCCCTGCTGCTAAAAAACCTCTTCTACTCATTGGAAATTT